GTTGTCGGTGTCGCGCCTGCGTTTGTCCCGCTTCGCTTGGTACGTGCTGCCACGCTTGGCGTTGCACCCGGCGCATGAGCCGACAAGGTTTCCACGCTCATAGGCGAGCTCGGGGGCCCGGTGTAGTTCTACAACGTGGTCGGCTTGGGTTGATGGCCGGCGTTTGCACCAATGGCATAGCGGCTCTTCGGCTATCACTTGCTTGCGTAGTTCGCGCCAACGCTTTGTTCCGTAAATGTTTTGTTGGCCGCCGCTCATCGTTCACCGACCTTGGGGTTGCAGCCGCAACGTTCTACGTCGTCGCCGTACGCTGTCCACCCCACGCCGCTACACGTTGTGCACAAGCGTGGTGGCTTCTCTGTAACTATGTCTCTTTTTTTTTCACTACGTAATTGATAATCAGTAGTTACTAAGCGTATGGGTTTACCGGCGTCGGGTAATCCGTCCCCGGTAGCGGACTTATCCACAACTTTTACCGGGTAGTCATGCACAACCGTGACGGTGCGTACCCTGCCGAGCTCATCGCGCTCTTTGTGGCGTGTTAAGTAGCCGTACGTTTCGAGCTCTTTTAGGCCGGTGCGTATGGCGTCGCGTCCGTCGGGGCCGACGCTTGCTAGGTGATTGACCCGGCAAACCCAATGGTCGGGCATTGACAGTAGGTAGGCGAGAATTCCGCGGGCCTTAAAGCTCAACGCGTGATTACGCAAAATGTCGTTGTCAACGACCGTGTAGGTGGCCGGCCGTGGGCCGCGCCTAATCATGTTGGCCGCCGAACTCTCGGCGTAGCGCCTCAAACTTGGCAACCCACGCCGGCGCATGTTCGATAATTTCATAGAACTTGCCGGCGAGCGTTTCCCATTTGGCGGCGCTGTCGCTGTCCGGGTGGTCAATAAGGGTGACAACGGTGATGAGCACGCCTAACGCTTTTTCTTCGTCGGCGTAGAGCGCTAGGGCGTCGTTTATGAGCTCTTCGGGTGGGGTCATGGGTTTGGGCCTCTCAATATGTCGGTTATTTCGTCCCAATCTTGGGGACGCCACGTAACGGCGTACGCGCCGGCGTCGTCAAGCATGTTGAGCCATGCCCGTTGTCCGGGGGTTATCTTGCCGCGTTCGGTTTTGAGCTCGGCAAAGATCACGCCGGGCGGTTTGTCTCGGTGCACTAGCACAAGGTCCGGGAAGCCGGCGTTGCCTAGGTAGTGGGTGCGCCATTTGCCGTTTGGAGTTAGGGCCGGCGTTGCGTGGTACACGTACCAACCGCACCATGCGGCTAGGTCGGTGACGGCTTTGAGAAAGTCGTTCTCAGTCAAGGCGCTGTTGTTTCATCCGGTCAATGGCGGTTTTGCACGCGTCGAAATCTTCGATTGCGGCCTCGTCCGGGTTTACGCCGCGTTCGGCACACAACTTTTTGTAGAACGCCACCATTTTGGGGGTTGGTGCCTGCCGGCGTTGCACGGTTGCCCCCGGGAACGCGTCTAGAACGGCGTTAGCCGGCTCGCCGCTGTCGGTGTCCCCGCCACGTGCTAACGCGGCTTGTGCGGCCTTCGAGGGGGGTTTAGCGCGGCTTCCGAGCGTTTCGCGTTTCACGGCCGGCATTGCGTCGTCAAATTCTCGGTCGGTGCCGACACGTGCAGCCACCTCGTCATTGCTTGCAATGCCCCGGTCAATGCCAAACCCGAGATAGCCCAACGCCCGCCCGAGCGCCGATGTCATCCCTACGGGCAATTCGCTATTGCGGGTGTACGGGGTGCGGCCCGGGAACGGTTCGAGCACGCTGCCGTTGGTCGGTTGGTGCTCCGGTGACGGGTACACGCTCACGGCGCACCAAAGAAACGTGTCGCCGTTAATTTCGGTGACTTGGTACGGGTGTTCCACAACGCGGAGCTCGGGGTATTTGGCAAGCGCCATTTTTAGACGCTCGTTTACGGTTACGTAGCCGTCAAGGTTCACGACCAAACCCCCAATTCCGTCAATTTTCGATCAATCCGGCCAAGCCCGCAATTGCACGGTTCCGTTAACGCGAACTTGGTACGGCAAGTCGGGTCATGCGACGCGTAGAGCCGTAGTTGTTGTATCGCTGTTTTAAGGGTTTCGCTCAACTTGGGTGTCCGGTCGCGGGCCGCGTCTTTGTCCACGATAAGCGGCCGGTGGCCGTCCACAAGCCGGTAGGTGAAATGGCCGCCGCCGTGATCGTTGGTCACAACCTCGAAAGCGCCAAACTTTTGTTTGCGTAGGTCACGCAACCGGGCCGAAACACCAGTTTGGGTGCCGCCAACGATTGCGTGGATTTGGGCCACGGTGCGGGGCTCGCCGTCACGCATTAAAAAATAAATGCGTTCTAGTTGGTTAAGTAGCCGGCCGTCGTCGGCAGCTGTCACGTAGTAACCGTCAAAAATCGACGGTTGGTCGGGCATGGTCGGGGTCATGCTGTCTCGCTTTCTTTTGGTTGGTTAGTCGGTGTATCCCCACGGTGACCACCCACTAGCGGAATACGCCAGTAGCGCCACCCTTAGGTTGTAGGCCGGCTCATAAAGTCGGTCGGCGTCTAGTTCGAGCCGGTACACCCAAAAGCCGTTTATTTGGGTAAGCCCGCGGGAGCCGTACCGGGTGGGGTCGGCACCGTTGTGGGCGTCCGGTAAGCAGCGGCTTTCACGCCAAATAACGTGATCTAGCCGGTCTAGTTGGTCAAGCGGCCACCCTTGGGCGATGGCTTCGGCTTCCCATTGCGGGCAATGATGCATGATGCCCGGCAACGTGGTTGTCGTGGTTGCGGCCGGCGGTTGTGGTTGCCGGCGGCTGTCGGCCCACACAACGGTTGTGGTGACGGCTACGGGGGCCGGCCGTGGGGTGCTGCCGTTGCCCGCGGGGGCCTCTTCCGTAGCCGTCGGAAGCTCATCGTAGACCGGGTGTACCGGTTCCGTGACGTTTGCTAGGTAATCGGGTTCGCTTGCGCCGAGCGCAAGGTAGCCCCACACAAACGTTATGGCTAGCGCGATGGTTCGCAACATAGCGGTTTTTCCTTTCGTCGGGGGCGGCACGTGTTAGGCACCTGCCGACACTATGACGGATTTCCCGCTAGCCGTCAACCCCCGAAAAGTGCCGCCCATGTCTTAGGGCCAACCAAACCGTCCACGGTAAGCACGCTCGCGGCTTGGAAGCTTCTAACGGCGGCTTCGGTTTTCGGCCCAAACTTGCCGTCCACCGCGAGGCTCGCAACGCCTTGGTCGTTAAGCCTTTGTTGGATGCGGCGCACCCGAGCGGTGGCTTTGCTGCCCCGCTTGGTCACCGTCCCCGGATAAGCATTATCGGCCGGCTTCGGGGCCGGCTTCGCCGCCGGTGCTGCGCCGAGCCGGTCGGCAACCGGGGTGTCCCATCCCCACGTTTCGGGGGTGCACTCAACGTGCAAATGGTCGTTACGGGCACCGGGCGGCCGGTTAACCCAACCCTTGCCGAGCTGCCAATAGCGTTGCGCCCAATAATCGTGCACGCGTTGCAACCCGAGCGTTTCGGCATTGTCAACCAAAAACGGGATTACCTCGGACTCAATAACGGCCCGGTCGGGCCCGTTGCGGTAGCTCATGTCTTGCGCCGCCCCAAACGCGTGAGAGCTCCAAGACGTACCGCCCCTAATCGGCCGGCGGCCATAGCATCCAAGATTGGTTAAACCCCAACGCTCGCCGCAATAGTGCAGCACGGCCCTAAGGTTCGGGCTACACGTGGTAAACGGTTCGCGCGGGGTGTCGCGCTGCCAATTGTGAAAAGTGACCATTAGCCGGCCGCCTTTTTGCTAGCGGCGTTGCCGGCGGAGACTCCGACAAGCGCACCGAAAATGGCAAGCCCGGCTTCGGCCGGCACCGTTTCGAGCGCCATAAGCACCGTGATGCACACGACGCCGGCGGCTTGGTTAAGCGGGTTAATGAGCTTGTCAATTGTCATTTTGGTTTTTGCCTTTCAGTCCGTTACTTGCTAGCACACCCGAAAGCGCCCCGGTGAGAAACAAAATCATTGGGGTTAGTAGTTCCCACGCGGCGGCGTCGTTAGGTGCTTGGTTCTCTATGGGTTGCGTGACGAAAAGTAGGCCGTAGAGAATGACGGCGAGCGCGAGCACAAAACTAAACGTGAGCCCGAGCCCGACGGCGAAAATAAGCCGGGCTTTAAGCTCATCGGCGGTGTAACGCTCGCGTGGCATGTCACATACCCCGACAATCGGAACCTAACGCGGCCCCGCACGACGGAACCAAATATTGCGGGCACGTACCCCAAACCGCGCACTTGGGCAGGCTGCAATCTTCCGTTCCCCAATTATCGGGGTTTTGGCACGGGTACCGGTAATCACCGTCATAGCTGCAACCCGCGGGTAGGGCCGGTAGCACGGCTGCGGCCACAACAATGGTTAAGCCTCGAACAAACCGATAAGCACGACTAGGGCCGTTAAGCCGGCGAACACAAACCACGCGCTCACGGGGCCGGCGGGTACGGGTGGGCGGCTTTCACGGCAGCTACCGCGTCTAACCATGCTTGCTCGGTTCCGTCGCCGCGTTGCCACTCAAAAAACAACGGGTCGCTTGTGCTTTCATAGTCGGCACGGCGGGCGTTTTCCACGGCTGCAACCTGCCGGTCGTAATCAACTTGCGGCCACGCGGCGTCAAGCTCGGCTTGCGTCGGCTTTGGCGTGTCCGAAAGCCACGTGAGACCGTCGTAAGCGTCACCGTTAAGCGTCCATTCGGCGTCGGGATAGTTGGCGGCGAGAACCGCGGGATAATCGATCACGCCGACACCTCTTGCACGGTGATGGTAGACGCAAACCGTGGATTAGCAAAAACGTTTGAGTCCCCGTATGTTCGATTCACATACACGTTACCGCTCGCTGCACGGTGCGACATTTGGACACCATAAGTAATTGCCGACGTTGTTGACGGGCTGTCTAAATAAGTCACCATAAGGGTAGCAACACCGCCAGAGTCTGACCCGACTTGGCAAATACCGGCCGACGCTTGCGCTCGGCTACCGGCGGCGTCACCAACACACACCGGCGTAGTGTCACGCATAAGCCGAATAAAAAAATCGGTGGCCTCAACTGATTCGGAGCCGACAAGGTGAAGAGTCACCATCACTTTGGACGTTGCGGCGCTCGGCGTGATCGTCGCCTCTAAGCCGGTGATGTTCGACGAAAAGTTTCCGGTAGTTACAGACGCGGAAAACGTGTCGGTCTTGGTGGTAGACACAACCTGCAAAATCTTGCCGCCACCGCCCACCGCCGCCCACGTGCTGCCGTCATACACTTGCGTTTCGTTAGTGTCCTCTAAAAACGCGTATTGGCCTTCGGCAAGCGTTTTTTCGCCGGTGCCACCAAACGCGGCGTCACGCTCGGTAGACGACGCAAACACCGGGATGCCGGTATTAACTTGCGTCATTTGCGCGGCGGTGAGAACTTGGCCGGCGGTAAACGCGGGAACTGAGGTTTGGGCATTGGCTCCCATAGGTCACCTATCCTAGAACGTTCGAGCCGTCAAGCGTGCCATACGTGGCGTCGTCTAGCAAAAGCTCAAACACAATGGTTGTGGGGCTTGTGTAGAACGTAATTAGGTGGCCGGCGCGAACCGCGAGCTCATGGCGTATGCCCTCGATAGCGAGCTCCTGGGTGAGCGTGGTCACACTTTCACCGTTCACAAACGTTTTGCTTATTGCGATCGTGTCGCCTATGTCGGCGGTTGCGAGCGTGTCGCGTTGCGCCGGGGTGAGATCGCTAAACGCGACCGATACGGCGTTAAACGTTGGTTCGGGTTCGGGGTTAAGCAAATATTCGGCTAGGGCTTCGGCGTCGGCGTCCGTGTTTAGTAACGTGTTGAGCGCGGCGCGGGCCTGCACAAAATATTTGGTTTGACTGTCGGTGTTTTGCGCGGTGCCCGATTTGTTGTTAATCGTGGTGACGTACGCAAGGTTTACGATTTTGTCGGACTCAAAGTCAATTTTGAGCGACCGGTACGGGTAGTCCGTGCCGTCATCCCGAAAGTGGGCGATTTCGCCGGACAACGTGTTGCCAATACGGTTTTGGAACGTCAACACCCCGGTGCGGCTCACAAAAAGCCGCCCTTGCTCGGCCTCTTGGACTTGGCGTAGGTAGTCAAGCACGTTGTCGCCTACCGCTAGGTCGGCCTCATGGCCGCCGCCGCCACCACCGGAATGGCCGGCGAGCTCCACGGTGCCGGTGGCAATGTCGCGGGCCGCGCCGGTCGGATAGTTCACGGTGGATAGGTCAAGCACCGTTTCGACACGTGAGCCGCTTAGCTCTTGGTCAATATGCACCTCGTCGGTGGTGGTTTGTGCGAGCCGGTAGAAATCGTCTGCGGCGGTGACGGCTACCCGGTCGTCACCGGATAACCCGAAATCGTAGTTGTAGTCAATAATGCGGCCGGTAAACAGTAGTTCGGTGTCGCGGTAAAGATTGACCACCCGGTTAGGGGCAATGCCGGGTTCGTCGTTCGACGGGTCATAGTACGGCCCGTCATTAGCGAACGGGTTAAACACGCCGCCGGCGGCGGTGTCGTCAAGCCGGAACGTCAAAATGCCGGCCGGGAACGCGTCGCTTGTGTTTTCGCGGCCGCGGGCCACGCTAATGCTTGTCGTGCTGCCGGTTACGTCGGCGTAGTCGGTGAGCCCGTCTAAAACGTACGTAGTGCCGTCTAAAACGCCGCGTAACGCGTCGTCAAGCCGAAACCCGCGTACCGCTGCCCCGGTGTCAATTTCGAGGGTGTAGGTGCCGCTAGCAACAATGTTGGCCGGCATGGGTCACCCGAACGACCCGGCGGTTGTGCGTAACGCAAAGTTGGCGGGGCCGCTTGTGCGGTTAAACGCGTTGAGCGCGTCGTTAACGACTTTGCCTAGTTCGGCGTCTGAGCGCACCACGGCGGCGTTAACGGTTACCGATTGTGTTACGGCGCCGGTGGCGTTGTCGCGGGTAATGATTGTGCCGCCGCTAATGGTGGTGGTTGTGATGGGTTTTGCCATTGTGCCGCCGGTAATGCTGCTCTCAAATTGGGGGTCGGGCACGTAGGTGGACGGCGGGGCTTGGGCCACTTTTTTGCGGGCTTCGGCGAGCCGTTCGAGCGCGGCGGCGGCTCGGTCGGCCTGCCCGCTGTCCACCATGATGGTTAGGCGCTCTTGCAACGCTTGGCTAATGGTGCCGAACGCTTCGATTGCTTTGCCGAGCTGTACGTAAACGTCCTCGGTGGCCTCTTCGATTGCTTGCAAGTCCCCGGACGCGATAAGCGCCGGGTCGTGCAACGCGGCTACGGCTTCGGCGAAATCGTCTACGGCGTCGTCTTGCTCAATGGCTTTAAGCATCCGTTCGAGCTCCGGGTTAAGCTCGAAAAGGTCGCGGTACACCTTATTTACTTGCGTGGCAAGGTTCGATTGCGCTTCGGCGGCGTCGTCGGACGCTTCGGCCACTACCGTGAGCTCCGCGCCAAGACTATGGGCCTCATAGCGGGCGGCGGCCATTTCGTCATACTGACGTTGCGCCTCTTCGGTCACCACGGCCATGCTGCCCGCCGCGTTATCCGATGCCTCTTCTAGCCCCTCGGTTTGTTTAGCGAGCTCTTCGGTTTCGTCGGACGCGAGACCCAACTTTTTGGCAACCCACCCGATAGCGTCCCCGATTTTTTCGAGCACCTTAAACAACGCTTGGACGGCCGCGGTGACAATGCCAAATTTCTTTTCGAGCAAGATAAGCCCGGCAACAAGCCCGGCGATGGCTAGCACAATCCACGTAATTGGGTTAGCCAGTAGCGCGGTGTTAAACAACCACGTGGCGGCCGTCGCTATGGCTTGGTAGGCCGCGTACACTTTCATTGCTGCGTTAACGGCAATGACGGTGGTAGCGAGCCCGGCCAGTACGCCGGCGAGCACAAGCACAACGTCGGTGTTGTTAGCCACAAAATCGGCCATGTTTGAGAGCAACGGCAAAATTGCCTCTATGACCGGTAAAAGCGCCATGCCTAGTTCGGCTTGGACGTCGGCAAATTGGGCTTGCAGCCGGCGGGTTTGGTTCGCGAGCCCGTCGCTTGTCCGGGCAAAGTCCCCTTGCGCGTCGCCGGTTTGCTTAAAAATCGCGGATTGCGCCGCTAAAATCTTTTGTTGGTCGGTGAGCGCCCCGGACCCGTCATAAATACCGAGCGTCATCGCTTCGGCTTTAAGGGTGGCGTCGTTTAGTAGGACACCGAACCGGCGCATTGGTTCCGCTTCGCCGCGCAACGCCGCACCGATGGCGTTAACGGCCTCTTCGGGGCTTGTGTTGTTAAACGACGCTAGGTCGGTGGCAAGCGTCGTGAAATCGTTTGAGAAACCGGCGAGCTCTTCACCGGATAGGCCGGCGGCTTTGCCGAACGTGCCGAACGTGCCGGCGGCGTCTAGCACGGCTTGCTTCGATTGTCCGAGCTTGTCGGCGGCCGTGTCCGCGAAACGGGTTACCTCATCGGCACCCTCGCCGAAAATGACACCGACCTTAGACATGCTTTCGGATAGGTCCGACGCGGCGCTAACGGCGGGCACGGCTGCGGCGGCCAAACCGCCGAGCGCGGCCACGGCCGGCACAAAAGCCTTTTGCATGACGAACCCGGCCTTAGCCGTTTTCGTTTCGAGCGACTTAAAGTCGGCAATGGCCCGGTCGATACCCTTGCGGTTAAATTCGCTAACGATGGGGACCCGGATAGCCAACGGTTTTACCTAATTCTTTCTACGCGTTTGTTAATAGCGTATTCCATTTCGGCTATGGCATCTTCGATACCTTGCTGCACGGCCGGCATATGTTCTTCGGCGGCCCGCCACATCGCCCGGGACGCTTCGCCGTGCTCTTTGCGTAGCTTTTCAACCATGGCACGGCCGCGGGCTTTGCCCTCGCTTCGCCGGCCCGGGAACTTGCGGCCTGCCCGGTCGTAGACGCTGCCGCCGGCGTCACGCATGACCATTGTGAAAAGCGGGAACGTGTCACGTTTTTTGTCGCGGATACGTCCACCCTTATAGCTCACTTTTATTGAGCTTTGGATTTTGCGCCGGTTGTAGCCCCCGGTTCGGCGGGGCCAACTGCCCCAATTGTCAAGCCCCGATTGCTCGGGGATAAGTGAGCGGGCTTCTCGAACCATCGGCTCGGCGGCAATGCGCATTTTGGCAAGCGTGGCTTTGCGTAACGCCGGGTCAATTTGGCGGAGCTGTTTAAGCATCTCGTCTAACCCGTACATTTGGACGCTTGCTAGCGTCCCCATGTCCACCGGGTTAGTTCTACTTGCCACGCCGTTGCCTATTCTGCTCATCTAAAACCGCTGCGACGGTTTCCAAATCTTTAGTGTCAAACGGTATGTCCGGGGGCCACCACGCGCAAGCAACTAGCAATTCCGCTAGCTGCCGGCGTCGTGTCCCCCGTCGGTAGGGGTTACGTCCTCGCCCCCGACAACCTCCACGTTGCTAATTTTTTTTAGGAAATCGTCAAACACGGCGGGGACCACGTGCCCATGTTGCTTGCTTGCCTCATACGCAAGGTAAGCCAAATCTTCCAAACCCATGGCCGTAGCCATTTGCGACGCTTTGGCCTTAAATTTGCGTTCCCACGCGACCACCGTAAAAAGGTTGGTGGTCACCGTGTACGGCTCGGGGTCGGTGATGACCCTAAGGGTAAGTTGCATGTCGGGGCCTTTCTAGGGTTACGGGGCGATTGCCCGGGTGAGCGCACCCCCGCGGAACGTCAAATCGACGGTGGAGAGGGTGCCGAAATCGCCGTTAATGCCGGTGTAGCTCTCCAAATAACAATTACTGAGCGTGTAAACCGGGTTGTCGGCGGCGGGGGTTGAGCCGGTCGCGCCGACAACCACGTTAAACGTCGTCCCAATTTTAGCGGCAAGATCGGCTTCGATTTCCGACGCGCCGTACGCGAGCATGAGCGTGGCGGTGATTTCGTTCGCCTGCAAACCGGCGGTGTAGTTCCGGGCCGTGTCGCCAAACGTGGTGCTTTCGAGCGCTTCGATAGTGGAAACCACCGAGCAAGTCGAACATTGATCGGTGTAGTCGGTTCCGTCAATCTCGAAATACGGGTTGGTCAAGTTGGTAACGGTTGCCATTGTTAAGCCCTTTCGATGGCTAGGCGGGTTGTTAGGTCATATGCCGGCAAACTTTGCTCACCGATAAGCGCAATGCTAGGCGCTGCCGACACCACCGCGAGGGAACTACCAATAATCGTGTCCGCAACGGAAAGTAGGTAGTCGGTGGCGTCTTGGTTGCCGGGCGGTGGGGCCAGTACCCGGAGCACAACGGTGGCGTCCGGAATGTTGCCGGTAAACATTTGTGCGGTGGGCAGCTCAATAAAAACGGTGAGCGGCCGGGCGTTACGCGGGTCGGTTACGGGTTTGAGCCCTAGACCGGTAAGCACCGTTTTTATGCTTGCGATTGCGGCCGCGAGCGTGCCGGTGGCAGCCATTAGCCCACTTGTGGGCGGTTGGTGCCCAAAAGCTGCATGACTTGGCCTAGCCCGATGGTGTTCGCGCCTACGCTCATGCTCTCGAACGATTGGTAGCCGTCAATGCTGCCGCGGGTGCGGTATTGGCTTGCGGCGTAGAGCACGGTTCCTAGTTTTACGTCGGCACCGGGCACCGTGGACAAGCTGTCGAAATACCCGGCGGCTTGCCGGCGTCTGTACGCGAACGCGTTAGCGGCTTCCACGCAAGTGGTAATAAACGCGGTGTCGTTAGCGGTAGCGGACTCAATGCCTAGCCACTCAATTACGTCGTCGGCGTCAATCCACGTGCAGGTAAGCCCGTAGGTGACGGTTCCGCTGTCGGCGGTTCGGGCAATGTCATCGCCCGCGTCGGCGTAAATAAGTTGGTTCGGATAATAAAAGTCGTAGTCAAACACTAGGTCGCCGCTGTCGGTGACCTCTTCGAGCGCGTAGCTCTCAACCGAAACGACGGTAAACGTGCCGTTTAGCGTGCTGTTAGTAAGCCCGGCAACGGTGACCGATTGCCCTACCGCTATGTCGTTCGGCTCCAAGGTTTGCACCACGCCGTAGCCGTCCACACGGGTTACGTGGGTGACGGTGTAAACGGACATGGTGCAAACCTTTGGGGCCTAGGGGGTAGGTATCAGACGAACGCGGCCTTGCGGAACTTGCCGGCGTCAATCATGAGCGTGGCAAGGTATCCGCGGAACGCGAGCGTACGGGAAAGCGTGCTTGCCTCGCTCGTGGAGATCGCGCCCTTTTGCTGCTCAAAAATCTCGAACCCGTCGGGCTGTCCGACAATCACGGTGTCGTTGGCAAAGTTGCTGTCCACGACAACGGTCATGCCGAACGCGGCGGCCGGCGAACCGGTCGGGCTCATGCTGCCGAAGCTGTTCATGGGGCCGGCCTGAGGAAAAAGCGGACGGTCGGCGGTGTCCACCAACAGTCCAAGCTGCCGCCACATATTCGGGGAAAGGAAAAGGTGCGTGGGCAGGTAGTCGGTGGCCGAAAGGATTTCTTCGGCGGCGACGTAGACCCAACGGGCCCATTCTGCGGGGTCCGCGATGCTCGCAACCGTAAAGTTGGTGGTGTTGGTCGCACCCGAAACCAGATTGTCGGCACAAACGTTGTCGGTTTGCTTGGCGTACTGGCGGGCCATGTCGTCAAGGATGAGCCCGAGCACCTCTGGGGAGCTCCAATCGATTGATTCCTCGGACACGGTGACATAGCCCCCGTAGACGCCTTTCGTCACCTGCAAGTCATCCACAACAAAAGTTCCGTCGTCAAGCGCGACGTTCTCGCCGTTGCTCGCGCCAATGGTGGTGTGGGTGGTCACCTTGGGGCGGATAAAAACCTTGCCGGCCGCGGGCATGGCCTTGGGGCCGATGGCGTCCACGACCGGGCGCAAGCCGCGAAGCCCGTTGTAGACGGGGGCGACAATCGGCGTGGGCAGCACGCCGTCAAGGTCGGTGGTAACAACGTCGGGGGCCGCGGCGCGGAGCTTGGCGGAAAAGTCCTGCCACGTAGCGCCGCCGCGCACGAACGCGGACACGTATTCGGCGGCCGACGGCATCGCAAAGTTGCGGGGCGCGGCCGGGACGGGGGCGGTAGCGACAACCGCGGGGGCTGCCTCTTCCACCGGAACGGTGTTATCGATGTCGGACATGGGGTTTGTTTCCTCTTCGGTTGGGGTTGGTTCGGTGTCGGGTTCGGCGTCATCGGGTGACGATGCCGCAACCTTAGTGATTACCGCACCGGCGAAAGCGGGACGGTAGACAAGCGAAAGCTCATCCCATTGGGCGGCTTTCACGACCATTACGGGGCCGTCAAATTCGTGTTCGGTTGGTTGGATACCGACGGACACGCTGTCGATAGCGCCCATTCTTAAAAGCTCAACGATGTCGTCGCCTGCCCGGGTGCGGGCAATTTCGGCGGTAAACAACATGCCGTCATCGGTGGACTCTCGCGCCACGACTTTGCCGACAATGCGGCCGGTGTCGTGCTCTTCCAAAAGCCGCGGGTCGGGGCCGTCGGTCGGCAACGCGCCGGGCTCGATACGGACACGCTGCCCGCCCATAACGATGGCTTCCACGTTGTACGGGGCCGCAATGCCGGTAATGCGGCGGCTTGGGGTGTCATCGGCGGACGCGTCAAGCGTCACGTTCTCGGCAACAAATCTAAGCATTGGGGTTTACCTCTCGGATTGTCTCAACGTCGGACATGGCGTTTTCGATTAGGTATGCGGATACGTCTAGCTCCACGTGTTTGCCGCGGGCCGTGATCGTGTCCAAACTAAAAGTTTCTTGGATGGCGTCGATAAACGGCTTGGCCCCAAATTGGTAAAGATCTTTGCGGGCCTCTTGCACGTTTTGGTAGGTCATGCCGCCGGTTTCCACGCCGACAAGCCAAAACGGTACGTTTGCGACGCGGGCGAGCTCCCGGGCGGCGTACTGGCGGCCCTCGGTGAGCTGCAACACGCTTGGGTTGCTCTTAAATTCGCGGTACTCAACGGCGTTGTTGAGCGCACCCACGGATTTTGAGCGCCGGGCATCGGCCCACGCGGACGCTAGTTCGGTAAGCTCGTCGCCGGTCATCGGCTCGGACGGGTCAAGTTGCTGCAAGTAGCCGGCCGCAATTTCGGTGGACGCAAACCGTTTGGCGGCCTCGTCTAGACGGTATGCAATGTCAATGGCCCGTTCGCCCTGCCATAGCAACCCGTTAACGGGGCTTAGGAATTGCACCACGTTGTCAATGGGCATTTCGACACCGTTAAAAAGCACCTCTTCGGCGGGCCCGAACCATTCCGGGCCGGCTTGGTCGGGGGTCGAAATGTTGTCATACGGCAAATGTTGGAACGCTGCCGGGAACCCGGTCGAATAGCGCGACACCACGTACGCGAAAGCCCGGCCATGCATGATTAAGTCCTGCGTGACGGCCGCCATAAAAAAGTTGCGGGTTACCCGCGGGTCGGGCCGCGTAAACCATGATTCACCGGGTACGTAGCTACGTTGGTACCGTTCGCCGTCCCATTCGAGGGTATAGGCCCGTAGGTCAAGCCCGGACACCATAGAAACGATTAGGTCTCGGGCCCGGGAAATCGTCGGGATTGAGAGCGCCCGCAACACACCCGCCCCGACGGTGTAAGTGTATTGCGGGCCGGGCCTGCCCGCGCCGCCGGCGGCCGCCGTCACGGAATGACCAAACGCCGGTTCCGGTTTAGCGCGGAAAATGCCCACGGCGTCAAGCGTAACACGCGTGAAATTACAATTAGCGTTTTGCGGAACCCATCATTGCCCGTTTAGTTATCACCGGTTTGGCGGCAAGCCCGACGGCCCAAACGGTGCACCGGGCCAATTCGATAGGCCCCGGGCTTTTTTGGCTCGTCAACGTGATGCTATTACCGGACCGGCCGGCCACGGCCCGCGTCATATGTTCGTTAAGGGCGAGCTCGTCCGGGTGGCGTACCCGCCGCTCGCTAATCATGTTTTTTACAATCGGGGTGTAACGGGCCATTTCTTGTTGTCCGACAACCACCATGCGGCGGGCCAAATTTGCCGGGGTGAATTCCGAAAGCCCCGGCGTTATGGCAAGTTGCGTAGTTGGCTCTTCGCATACGTGGGCTACTTGCTCCCACATAGCGGCCGCGGTGTCAACCACAAATTCGGTGCACACTTGCACGCTGCCGTCATCGTGCTGCACGGCTCGAACCCCGACATACCGCAAATCGTCTAGCGAGCTGTCAACCGCAAGGCTGTCTCTTATACACATCTCCGAGCCCACGA